ATTCCAATGATGATAGTCGCCTACCTGCTGCTGCTTTAAACAGCGTAACAGCAAACATAAACAACTCGTTCAAGGGACCGGGGCCAGAGCTACGCCCACCAAAGGTACGTAGTCTAGCACCGGCAGGACGCAGCTTAGATAAGTCCCACTTAGGTACTTGTCCTGCGTAGAGTAGGCTTACCAGTTCTCTGAAGCCCTTAGCCCAACCCAGCTTACTATCACCTACATGGATGGTAGTGTCTGTGTTTTCAAATGTCTCGTTAACTCGTGGCATCTGATCTACGTTCTGTCGTTCAACAGAGAACCCTACCCCAGTGCCGTTCATAAGAATATAAAGTATCTCATCAAAGGCACGAACACTATCCACAGGAATGTACGCACAGTTGTACGCAGCTACGTTGCACTGCTCTACTGCAGGACCAGAGGTCATAAGCAATCGCATGGAAGGCATAACCTTGAGGGTAAGCACAGCACTTTCTAATTCATTGCGTGTGCTACTGTCTAGAGTAACACCATGCTTTGTACCTAACTCTTTTTCCATGTGGTTAAAGTAACGGTGGACTGTCTCTTCCCACGTTTCCCTTCGACCTTCACTCTCAATCCATCTAGCATAGCGTGAGGAATGTATGTACTCTTGGTACGCTGTCATCATTTGATTGTGGTTAGTGCTAGTAGCGCCCATTGTCTTCTCCTTTGATGCTTACTTTAATCCCCACAACGTGGGTGCCATATACTTCATCTAGCACATCTTGAATAGCTTCTTCAAGCTCTTCGCTAGGGTTGCCGTCTACCGGCATAGGAAACTCTTCTTTGTCTATGTCTAGTGTAACAACAACCCTAGCCCTCAACATCTTAAGCAGTACCTTTTGTTGGTGTCTGAAAGTTAAACACTTCTTGAACGTCACCTAGACTACTGTCTTCTGTACGGCGAATGCTTTCACCTACGTAGGTATGCAGTAAATCTCTAACCTTTTCATCGTCTTCAATAGCAGGTAGCACAGAAGTCATGTACTCACACAGCATTTCTAATTCAATCTTGTCTGACTCTGACAAGGTGTTATCTTGAGACAGAGATATGGATACGGACACTTCGCCCATCCAAGAACCTTCTTCATTTAAAGTAGGCGTAACAATTATAGCGTAACTATTGTCAGTAACATCAGGGTGGTTCATGCAGTACTCCTATAAACGAGGTTTAATAACTCTTGTTCTATCTGGTGGTAAAGGTTTAGCAGGTTCCTTTATCCACGCCTCTGGTATCACGCGATTAGCGTATGGTATTTTCTTTCTAACACAGTATAGAGCATACGATGTTTTTGAACTTTTGTAAAGCTTATTGTTCTGGTTCTCAAACACTAGACGTATGTCTAAATGGGGATGTTGCTTACGTATTGCAAGGTGTTTCTTTCTGTCATGGGCTACCCACCTGCCCTTCACCTCAATAATAATACCGTTATCAAGAATGAAGTCAGGTGTGTAGGTACGCACTGCTAGGTCAATCCATTCTATCTTAATGGTTTCATATCTAACAGTGTTACCCTGTAGCTCAATCTGTCTAGCTATCTTGTGTTCAATTACACTACGAAAGCCTTCCTTCTTTGCTGCGAGTACAAGCTTACTTTTACCCCGCACTTAGTGCAGACTTTACTGTCTTATGCCTGAAGGAAGTGGGCAAGTCTACATCCAACGCAGAGATAGGCATGTTGTAGCAGTTAGCACGAGCAGTAAAGCCATTGCTGTTGTCATAGTCTCCCTTCTTAATGTACCTAGCATCAGTAAAGTATTGTTCTGCCTTCTTCACTCCCAAGAACCAACCCACACTTTGATCAGATAGTACACGAACAAAGGCGTAGTAGTCACAGTTCTGCTTGCGCGTTAAATCTGCAACACTACAGTCGTAGTCTGGCTTAGGTTTAACTGTAGTCTTCTTGGTCTTAACATCAATCTTACTACCATCAACTAGTATATCATAGTCCATAGTGTTTTGATGTATGCCACCAAGAACGTCCAGAGCCACTAGCTCTCCAAGAAAACCGTACACATTCCCTTGCCCCCTAGTTATACTTCTACTGAGTATACCCATCTCGGATGACATGTCATGTGCAGTCTCTCTCATAGAGTTAGTTATTTGAACTTCAATCATAATGCCTCACCAGTTAATTTTTGCAGATCAATGTAGTCTACTATGGGAGGGTTCTTAGCAGAAGAAACACGAGAGCGTTCCTCTGATATAGCACCTTTCCAACAGTCTTGTTTAAAAGAACAGAAGGAACACTGCCGAGTTAGCTTGTAGTTACCCGTGTGTTTGCTTCTAAAGAATTCTGCTTCAGGCTTAAAGCAACGCTCAAACTTATTTGAGTTAACTTTATCTGCTGTAGCAGCCAGCTTCTTCACAACTTCTTTAGTGTCACTTTCGTAGGCAACATACTTGAACTGCCCACTAGCCTGATTGATAACCCACCAGCCACCTGCTGGTACGTTAGCTCCGGTACTGTATACAGCAAGCTGACCTACATAACCAAAGGGATCATCCTTCTCAAGGTTCTTACCGTCTGTGAACTTATTGTTGTACGACCACGGGCTAGTAGATTTAATGTCATCCACTGCACCGTCAACAATCAGATCATACTCACCAGAGATTTCTGTGTCACCTATGGTAGCTTGAATACGCTTGGGTTCTTTGTAACTAACCCCCGCTTCTCTGAGCAAACCCTTAAACAAAGCCTCAACCATGTCACCAAAGACCATACGAACTAGGAATGTGGTGTGTAGTGGTGCTTCCTTTTCAGGCTTGTTCTTTTGATACCATAGCTGACAAGCAGGTCTACCCACGTTGGAGGCACGGAGGGTAAATCCCCCCGTACCCCCTCTACGTTCGCAGAACTGCCTACGTAAAGACTTAGCTACATCATCAGCAATCTTCCGAATGTTCTCCTCTGACATAGTTTTCTTGTTTGTAGTTACCTGCTCTAGATAACTGTGTACTGCTAGTTCTGCTGGGTGTTCCATTCCTACCTACGCAATCTCTTTTGCGTCAGTAATATCAATGAAACTATTCACCGTATCTTCATCCTCTTGAGACATCTTACTTGAAGCTTTCAGATCGTGACTTTTCTTCACGCCCTGATTTACATTTTGTACCCAAGTTTTAAAGTTAGTAAACAAACCTTTCTCTTCATCGCCAAGAGGCAAGGTCTTGGTAAAGTCTACATCTACAACAGGCTTAAAGATCATGTTGCCATTAGCCATCTGATCACCTGAAGTAGTTAGCTCAAGCGTGTGCTGCGGAAGCAGCCTACGATTACTAGCGAACTTATCAATAGCTTGTCCGATAGTTTTGAAAGCATCCTTGTTATCAATTTCCCAGATAACAGGAGTGTTTTCTTGGACTGTGACTGGTTCCCCAGTGTTGTCCACTGCATCATGTAGTGTAACAGTACCCAACAAAGCACGTACTCGTTTGACTGACATGATTAGTTTCTGTTGTGGCTCAGGTAAGTCACCCCAGTTCTTAATGTATCCTGCAGGACGGCCACAGTTAACTGTACCTGCATTGTCGATGAGATCGTCACGGCCAAACTGTGACTGCCCCACCATTACTGACTTTACAAACTTACCCTTACGGCCTTGCTCATCCGGCTTAACGTAAGGAACGTACCGGCTGTAGAAAAACTGTTGAAGGAAAGGCTTGAAAGAAATCTTCTCAGCATAGATGAAGTCACCATTTGCATCTTGCAAACGGTACGTACCTCCGGGTACAACCTCAACCTGCCTTGTCTTACCCTTGACCTGCTCAGTACCCATTATCGACTGATGCCAGATACGAAGCCTCGCAAGGGATGATCCAGTAGACTCGTTAGAGTCAGATGATTTGGTAGCAAGGCCCATTGCTTCAGCCATGCTATCAAAGTTATTATTAGGGTCTAGTGCAACTACGTTATCCATTTAATTTTCTTCTCCGATTGTAAAAGGAACACCATTATACTCATTTATTACAGATTATCAAGTCATATCTTGCATCTCCATCCAATTTTTTCCTACTTTAGGTTCTAGTTCAAGAGGAACATCTAACTCTATACCAAACCTACGAAACATTTCGTTAGGTAACTGAGCTATTGTAGCCTCCACCGTCTTAACTACGATATCTTCCTCGTCAGGACACACATCAATCACTGCACTATCATGCACACTGTTGACTAGAATACTTTTGAGGTTGAGTCGCCTCATATTTTTTTCTAGCAAGAGTAGTGTAGTCTGCACAATGTCTGTGGCTGATGACTGCACGGGGTAATTTTTAACCATTGTAAAGTTTGTAATCTTACCAGATGGCAAACGCTTTGTGTTAGGAAACTCAAACTGTCTACCAGAAGGTGTTGTTACATAGCCGTGTGTCATAACCTCAGTAGCAAGTTCACGGTGCCATGATGCGATACCGTTGTATTTAA